ACGAACCGCCTGGTAGTCCATTAATTAATGGATTAACCGATTTAACTTGTTTAGTATTCGCCATAGATCTAGCAAGTGCTTTTGTATATCTACTTGAAAGTCTGTCATACAAGTTGTCTTCAATTGCTTCTTCAGTTATTGCGAAGGCAAGAGCTACAGTCTCGTGACTGTATCTAGCAGTGAAAGTTTCTTGAGCATTGTCAAAAGTAACTCCACTTCCTTCAGCTTTAACTTGTGCATTTGCGAAACCTGATAACATAACTTCTTCTTCAAACGCTCTGTCTGAAGATTCAGTAGTGTATATTTCAGCATGCTGATTCTCATAACGTTTATATTCCAGACCGAATAGTGCATTCAAACCTGGCTCTAGTTCTTTAACTAGTTGTCCTCTTGATATGGCCATGATTATACTCCTACCGTTCCTTTCAAGAAGTGCTCGTTAATCATAACAACAAGGTTAACGTTAGCAGAACCTGCTTCGTTATTTTCAATGTCATTAGATATTGCAAGTACTCTTAGTTGTGCTGTTGCAGTTTTAAGATCAGAGTGATCTAATTCTACACCTGATACATAGTCTGGTGAACTACCAGCTGCGTATACAATGTCAGCATTCATTCCGACGTCTGCTGCTGCAGTTGCGCCGTCTGATTGTACTTCAAACCTTTCATATGGGTCATCAGATACGAATCCAACAATGTCTGATGCAGTGTTAGATGCGTTAAGGTGATTAGCATATGTAGGCTTTCCTGTGTTAGCATCAGTAAAGAAAACACCATTAAGTGATCCCAATAAAGTATCTGTTGCTGCCGCTACAGTGATTGTACCAGTGGCTGCCATTTCGACAGGGTCATTTTGGTAAATCGCTGTTGCAGATGCTGCGATATCGTATTCGGATAAACCTTGGTTGTCTCTATTCTGGCCAACTTTTCCGATCGGTCTTAGACCGAACGCTGCGTCTTTATTTGCCATTATATTTTCTCCTTATGTGAGCTACCCTTGCGGGCCTCCACTCACGGGTTAAGTTTATCCAGCGGTTTAGGAATTGTTAAAAAATTAACTTTTCTTTGTACCACCGAAGGTTACACGTGACTGCCTATCAATATTGATTGGCATGTCAGGGTGCTGCTCCTTCATAAGATCGTTGTCGACAGCTTTTACCTTGTCTTCATGTTGCTTAGCATAATATTCATTACGCTGTTTTGCGATCTCTTCAGGTACCCTAGCCAGCACTAGGCCACCAACTCCGATCACTCCCTTGTATTTGCCGTCTTCAACAATAGGATATTCGCCATCAGGATATTCGTCGGATCTAACCAATTCGTATCCAGATCTCAGTCTTCCAGAAATATTCTTAGTATCTTGGAATCCTAAAGATTCGGCTCTTAGCCATCTATGTTTAAAACCTGTTGGCGCAGGGGGTGCATCTAAAGATGATGGTGGAGTCCAAACTTTTTTCTGAGAAGTTTTTTCTCTAGTTTGACTCGCACGTGAGGTTCTTTTATCGTTATTATTTTCCATATGCTTATACCTCCTTCGTGATATTTAATTGTTTCGCATATTCTTCAAGTGGCACACCTAATTTTTTAGCAATTGCTACCTGTGAAGGTGTGAGTCTTACAGTTTTGCGACTAGATTTTGTCGTACGTCTTGCCGAGGCAACTTGTTGGACAGGCTTAGCCGTTTCCGTAGGTTCTTTTGTACCAAATTTATGCGGAAATTCAAGTCTTATTCTCTTGTCTATTTCAACATAATATTCGTCACTTGATGGGTCAAACCCTTCTTCTTCTGTTAACTTTTTATGTAGATCAAAAGCAGTATAAGTCATAGCTGTATCTTGACCAAACCATGAGTTACTTTGAGCCCATGATTCAGCTTTTGGATCAGGTGTTCCTTGTGCCGCTGGCTGTCTATTTAAGTTAATATCAGAAGCAGGTCTTGATTCCTGTTTCTTGTTATACTCTTCTTGAGCGACTTTCGTCTCTTCAAGTTTAGCTTTTTTATAACCCAATTCAGAGATAGCGGTTAAAGCTTCTGCTTCAGCTGCTAAATCATTTGCTTCTCTTGCTGCTGCAAGTTTAGCTTGAGCTGCTTGGACACCAGAAACAATACTGTCTTCTGTAGACTTCAAGTATCCTGGTTCAAGCTTCGAGAGTTTATCATCTTCTTTTTTATCCTCTGTCGCCTCTTCTAGTTTAGTCTCACGTTCGTTTTCAAACGTTTTGTCCTCGGAAGGTTGTTCCGTTTTTTCTTCGTTCGATGATTCAGTATCAACTACTGATTCATCTTTTTCTTCTTGCAGTTCTATCTCCGCACCTGGACCAGATGTATCGATATCAACTGTTTTATTTTCTTCTACGTTTGGCATAGTTTTCTCCTATGATTAATATTGATGAAGTATATCTTCAGGGTTTTCGATGGTTGCTAAAAC